AATGACCGGCCAACAAATAATCAATTTCTTGTTGTAATTTTTCTATTGTAGATATACTATCTTTTTTATCACCTAAAATACGCAAAACTTTATACCCTTGATTAATCAACCAATGATTTCTACGTCTATCATAATCTTTCATATCTTTATGCCAAAATACCCCGTCATACTCGACATCAATCTTAACATTATTAAGAATTAATAAACAATCTAAATTTATCTTATCAACAGGATAACCAGGTTTACAATTTTCTTTGCCATATAATTGAATTAACATATTGATAATTTTTTGTTCTGGCTTAGATGTTGGTACTGTCCCATTTTTATACATAGATTTTTTAGCCTTAGCTTGCAATATATCACTTTTAACAGGATTATCAACACCATAATTTTTAATCATACTATTTTTAAATTTTTCTTGCCCTATTTTTGTTTGCATAGCATAAGGTTTGCCATATTTAGAAATCATTGACTCTTTAGCTTTAGCTCGTAATTCTTTATTTCCCCATAAAGAAGTTGAATTATATTTTCTTAATAAAGTATCTCGTATTTTTAATTGTTTACATTGTTTGCACGCCTGTTTACCACGATTTTTCCCAATATTATAATTTGCATATCTTGTTTGATATTGTCTTCCGCAATAATCACATATACAAATCACATTCATTCGACTTCTTAAAGGCATGTCTTTTGCAGGAACAAAAAACTCATCACCAATATATGTATAATGATATCCTTTGCTAATATAATGTTTTTTATTATTTGAAGACCATTTTACTGATATTATTTGATTATCATCAAACATTTCATTCCTCCTTTCTATAAAAATATAACGAACAATCAAGTGCCGGATTTTTCAACTCACTTGAGCTTACTTCCCCACAAGGGAATAGTCGTTGAACCTTTCTCTATTCGAGAAGTGGCTGCTAAAGACCCATTGTACAAACACTTAGGATTTAACCATATGTCATTCTTTGCTTTTTTTCTACTTTCGTAACATTCACACTTAGGCATGTTTCATCCTTATGTTGTAGTAGCAAAGACTTTAGGGATTCAAAGCAATTAACCCGGAGCATATACTAATCACTTAATATATGTGGCATTATTTTTAAGCAATCTTGGACTTAAAAATTTCACCATCCATTTGTAATCTTGGTACATCAGTAATTAACCGACCATAACGGGTCTGGTCAGTTTGTACATTAATATCACCAGAATATAAATCATTTAAAATAACCACATGAAGTTCAGAAGGAACATATTGAGTTTTAATTCTAATAGATTTAGCGTTCTCATTCTGATAAAAATACTTGACACAATAATGATCGTTGCTCTGAGAACTAGGAATCGTCATAGTATTACCACTAATAGCACCGATCGTCCAATCAGAATCAGCAGGTTTCTTATACCAACCAATTAAAGTACCATCGAACATCACAGGAGTCTCAGTGAGTTCAACATTGCCTCCACCACCACTGACTGTCACTTCTTCTTCTATAACAGATAAGCCTCCAGATTCAATATTAACGCCAAGAGAAGCCGCAATATACTCGAAGTTGAACATTGCGTCGGTCAAAGTGATAGCTAAGTTACTGTCATGGAAGAATTTACCCCACAAAGCATTACCTTGACCGCCACGAACTTCTTCGGCAGTAATAGTGAAATCGAAGGTAGTATCAGTTAAAGTTTTAGCTACGCCAATTAACTCATTATTCTTAAAAATTAATGCACGACCTACGCCAGCAGCATAATGATTTTGAGCCATTAATTTCACTCCTTATAAAAATTATTAAAAGCAACATCCATATTATCTCCATAAGAAGTATTAGATGTCTGCTTAATAGTTGAATTGTTGCCCATAGACTTTTTATATTCATCTACATTAACAACATAATCATCAAATTTGCCTTTTTTCTTTTTAAATATCCAATTATCAAATTTATCAGCCTGTCCACTATAAATAGCTATAGGCATAATAACATTATATTTAATCTCTTCATACACTTCCGCAAATAAAATCGAATGACTACGATAAGTCATATCTAATTGTTCTTTTTTAGAAAGACCTGTATGAGAAGTAATAATAGCTATTTTTCTTTCTAAATTAGGAGAAATTAATCCTTTATTTCTTAATTGATCTTTTTCATCCATATTTTTCTTGAAATTGGGATCAATATATTCATCATCATATCCCGGAAAATTTTGATACAAAATAATTCGTTTTATATCATCAAATTCTTTTTGATTAATTTTAATTCCTAATTCTTTATCTATTATATAAAATTTTTCGTCCTCTGTAATAATTTGAGGTTTTTTAAGTTTTAAACACAAAATTAAAATATTCAATAATTTTTGTATATTAACTTCATCTTGAAATAAAATAACTACTATAAATTTTAAATAAGACATTTGAATTATTTCAATAGAAGAATTAGAATTGTTATCTACAGTTAAAATACCAACACTGCTAAGAAAAAATTCACTATCTTTTAATTGTATTGGATATATATTAATCTCATTATCTTTTAATTTATATTTAACAGGTTCATCTAAATAAAAATACCTGGTTTTTAAATATTCTATATCTACCATCAAGAATCACATTCAGTTTCTATACCTGTATCGCCAACCAATACACTAATAAATAATTGTTTTCCTGTATATTTTTTTTAATTTCCAATTACACTGCTTGATAAATCATATCTCGACATAACCGATTTACAATTAAATCTCCTCTTGACACAGGAATGCCATTATATCCCACCAAGGACATTTTACCACCATATAAAATATCAAAAGCATAAGTAACATTACCAACATATAATGATTCAGGTTCAATATAATAATTATATATTTTTATCAAACATTTAGATTCTGCAATAGCATCCTCAATTAGATTAGTAAAAAATATACCGTATTGTTCTTGAGGCCCACTCTTCCATACCAATTCCATTTTTTCAGAAAAAGTCAGATTGGGTTTATCTAAAGCATCATAATCATTATATTTCAACAATTTCCAAATAATCTCATCTGATAAAGCTAAATGTTTTAGAATATTATAAGGAATAGTTGGTAAAGCATAATAACTATTATACATAATAACCTCCTATCCCATCATACTAATCACATCTAATGATAATACTTCATCAAAAGTAAAATTAGGATTATCATTTTGAATTTTAATATATATAAATTGCGGATTATTACTAATTTTTTTGCCAGTTATAGTAAACATATAATTGTCATTTTGTTCTATATCTATATAGTCATTAAACAAAACAATTTCATTTTCTGTCAAACTTAAAGACAACATAGATAAATTATTAATTATTTCTGAACCATAATTAACTTCTATTTTAAATTGAATAGATTCAAATTGACGAATCTGACTGAATGCAGGTTGAATAATAAGTTTAGGCGTAACATTTTCTTTGTCTACAACTTTAATATTTATACTATCATAGACTTTTTTATTGCCTTTTAAATATCCAGTTATTTGACATTCTCCAGAAGAACCTAAAACTGTATATTCGCCCTTTTTATTTATATTTACTATTCGCCAATTAGTCGAATACCAAATTATATCTCTCTCAACTTCTTCTCCATTTAACAAAATCTGAGCTTCTAATACTCCTTTATCATTCTTAACCAATTCCATATTATTAGAATTAATTTTCAAAGTATAATTAAAAGTTCCATTATAAGCTAATTGATTCTCTATATCATCTTTCGCTTGAAGTTCATCAAGATATAAATCAAGATATAATAAAGTAGGTTCATTAGAAATAGATTTATCTATTATTGTATTTTGATATGCTAATAATTTAAATGGACGACCACCAAGAATATATCTGGTATTTATTTTGAAAAGTCTTAATGTATCTTTATTGCCTTGAACTATTACAGTAGCATGATTATTAGGAGTAATAACATAACTACTAACTTGAACATTTGGAGAAGTCATATCATAATCAACTACACAAGGCACAACAAAAATTTTGCCATTTTCAGGATCAACAATTTTTAAAACATTATTACAACGACGGACACCTATATCTTCATTAACAGCAGCATAACTATCTGTAAAATAACAAATCCAATAATTGTCATCAAATTTATAATATAAACCTCTTTTTACTTGATGATTTATATTTCTAAAAAGCAGACGTTTAAAATCCTGCCCATTTGTAAAACCTCTGTTACTTAATCCAACTACATTATCAACCCAAACTTCAATTTTCCTAAAGTCATAAGACCCAAAATCCACTTGTTCTTCTATGGTATATCTTGCAGAGGTATATTCCCATTGTTGATCTATTGCCGCTTGTTGTTGATCTCTAAAATAATCATTAGGAGTTTGAATAATCCCATTATTTATCGCATTCTCAAAAAAACTATAATTCATACTCTTTCTCCTTAGAAAGAATATTAATAATATGAAAAACTGTTCGTTTTACCTGACTATGCTCTGCTTTGTCTCCTAAAATATAAAGACCTTTAATAGCCGTTGCAATATCATTATTATATCCTAAATACCAAACATATAATCTATCTAAATATTTAATATAAGTATCTTTATTAACATTTGAATCAGGAGAGTCAATTTTTTCAAATTGAAAAAGAATGTTATAAATTTCATTTATTCTTTGCTGTAACAAATCATCACTCCTTTTTCAAATAATTTATATTAATATCTTGTAATAAATAATCAGTAATTTTTTGATAAACTTTTTCTCTTAATGTATCTATATATGCACCTTTTTCTTTCAAATTTTGAGAAGCCGCATGTGTTTTAAAACTCCCCGAAGTCTGAAGAAGAGCATTAATCTTTGTAGAATTCTGTATTTCTCTATTAAACCATTCTATTACCCAAAAATCAGCTAAAATACTAATTTCAACATTGGTTAAATCAGAAATGAACTTTCTTTTATCTACATTATAATCAAGAGACTGTTTGCATTGAAAGAAATTAGGTATTGCATTTATTAAAAATCCATCACAATATTGTTTAAAAACATCCTGACTTTGATTATAAGCCTTCATTATCTTATAATCATCAACTTTAACTAAAGCAATATCTATTATTTCATCAAAAGAAGTCATATTATCCCTCCTTTAAAAGAGGTTCAATATTTATATAATCAATATTTGTCTTATTTTGAAGATACATTAAAATATTAGCATCAACATTCTCTCCATTCAATCTCTTATCAAAAACCATAGAATTAATAATAGTTTTTTGACCTAATGGAGCAGATTCATATATAGCAATAAATTCCTCATGATTCTTATCAAGAATATTCTTCATAACAGTAGGATCAAGAATATTTTTGTATAATCCGGTCAAACGGTTCTTTTGCACAAACTCTTTGTCGTTAATATAATAAGAGCCTCCTTGAGTAATACGAGGCATAGAATTTATAATTAATTTTAAATCTGATTCAGGAATATATTTTATAGTATATTGTTTCTCAAATTCATATTTTTTTCCATCTGCTTTTCCAGTAGTACTTAAAATCATTTGAGCATTCGTTAAACTAATAACTTCAATATCTCTATCTTCATTACTTGATTCTATATTACTCTGATTATTCAATGCAGATAAAAGTTGATTCATCTGTTTTTCAATTTCTAACATCTTTTCTTTTAACTGCATATTTTCTTTTTCTAAATTAGTTATATCTATACTATCAACGACATTTTTCTCATTTTCTTTAATATTAGTATCGACTTTTTTTGTATATGCCATTTATTGTTTTCCTTTCTTTCCTTTTAAAAAAGAGGAAGGAAAACCTTCCTCTTTTCCCTATTATCCAACAAAATAAATATTAAGCATTCATATTATAAACGCCACTGACTGCACCAGATAAGAACTCAAAACCAAATCTCTTATTAATAGTAAAGTTGCTGGTTAAATCAGCATTATCATAATAATCATTAGAATTTGTTAGAGTGCTCCCCTCAATAACACCTTTGACAATCTTATCAGTAGCAGGGCTAATAACAAATAATAGATCATCATTTAAAGCAAGACCATAATTGGTGAAATCACCAGTAGCCACTTGAGGTAACTCCATGAAATCATACCCATAAATATTACGAATTAGCTGAATATTCATATTAGCAGAATCTGCATTAATTCTATAACCATTGGCAGAATCAGGTAATACCTTGGAAAGAGCTAAAGTAGTGCCAGCAATAACAGGTTTCATATTGAAATTATATGCCTGAACAGTCTGAGCTAACTTAATTAACTTCTGAATGTCAAATGCACCCTCAATCTTTAGAGCAGCAGGACGATTAACACCAGTTAGACCAGCAGTTACAGCACCGTATGCTTCCTTAGTCATTTCAGTCTCAATAGAAAGAACTGCAATGCGAGCAAATTCAGCCAAAGACTGACGACCAGATAAAACAGCATACATATCAACAGAAGTAGTAATCACATGATTAAATACAGGAATAGTAGCATCAGACTTGTATTGTTTCTGAATTAGAGTCTGACGCTGTGCATTCCCGCCTCTGGACACAGTCATTAAAGAGCGAGGAGGAACCTTAAATAAAGGAACATCACCAAAACCAATCTGACGAATTTCGGTATAAAGACCAATCTCATTAATAATAGTAGCAGGTAAAATGGTCTCAATCATCATCGTGACTACCGCAAAAGTAGACCACTTAAAATTAGGATTAGAAGCCCAAATTTCAGCAGGAACATTTTCAGGACGCTTTACACCCGCAAAGCGTTCAATCTCACAAAGCATAGCTTCATGAACTCTCTTTTCCTTTTCAGCAAAAGAAATGGGCTTGCCCTCTTTAGTCATGGTTTCATAAGAGCCAATATTCTTTTTTAAAAACTCATCAGAATAATGACGATAATAATCGGCAAACTGCTCATAAACAGTAGTATTGCCATTAGAAAATTTTACAATATCATTAGATAATTTCATATTATTAAAAACCTCCTTTATTAAGAAATAGTAGCTTCAGGATTCTTTACTACTTCTAATATATGAGCAGGTAAATAATCTTGCCCAATCACAATAGCCTCAGTGCCTTGATACTGAGCGACAAAACCAGTTACAGCAGTAGCAGTAGAGGCAGCCTGCCATTCACCATTAGCATCTGCATAACCATACTTATTAGTAGAAGAAGGTTTGGTGTTATCACCAAAAGTAGTCTCAGAAACATGAATGATATCACCAGGCATTAAACGAATGATGTCAAAAGGAGTGCCAGCAGGAATAGAGAACTCACGAGGATCATCGTATAGATTGCCACAAACTTCCTTAGACACTTCAGGACCACGGACCATCCACACATCATTCACATTACCATCAGTAACAGAAGTTAAAGTTGCAGGAAAAACATACCCCATACCTTGAGCAGCACCTGTACCCATTGTACCTAACGTAACTAAAGAACCATTATATACAGTGGTCTCAGAAACTGCCACTCTGTTTAAGGAATCAACATTCTGAGACATTGCAGTTTTATAATAAACTACAGGAAAATTATTCTTTGCCATAATTACCTATTCTCCTTTTATTACCAAATAGAATTTATTTTACTTTCAACTTGCACAGGATTAGCAAAACTCCACATAGTACCTTTTTGAGCTTTTTTCTTAACTCCCGTTTCAAAACAAAATGCTTTGACCTTATTAGCCCAAGCATCTACACCGTCAACAGAGCATTGTAATCCTTCATCACGAAACTCTTTGTATTTATCATCAGATAAACAATCTTTTACTTCACTCATAACAGATTCAACAGATGCTGCAAGAGTTTGTTTATCAGCAGCTTCTTTAAATGCACGAAGCTCAGATAGCTCTTTCTCCATATCTTTCATCTGCTTATCTTTGTCCATAATAATATTCTTATTATCTTCAACATCTTTAGATAAACGATCTATTTCAGCCATCGCTTCATCAATAGACATTTCTTTTTTCTCAGACATTTTCTGATCCTTGTCTTTCTTCACAGTATCCCAATGAATATCTGCATCAACAGTTTTATCGTCTTTATCAACTTTTATATCGGCTTCTACACGATAACGAACATCATCCTTAGTATAAATAATATGATCTTTTTCAATACTATCTACATAAGCATCTCTACCTTCATGCTCTTGAACTTCTTCGATAACATCGGCCCAAGCCTTACGACCTTCAATTTCATCAAAATATTTGGTGCTCATTTCAGTGTCAGCCTCCTTTCCTTCTTTAAATAATCCTAATTTACGCTGAATCTTTTCTACCTTAGAAACAACAGAAGAAACATTTTCTTTTTTTGCATATCCTAAAGCAGAAGATAAACCATCTCTATTATAAACAAAAGTATCGCCTTTTAATTCCATAACAGGATATTTCAAATGCTCAGAAGGAGCTTCTTCCCATCCATCTTCTACAAGCATATAAACATCTTTAACAAGCGTATTTTTATTAGTCGCTTCCATTATGTCATTTCGTAGTTTTGTTTTATCTACTTCGCCCCAAGGCTTATCAGACAACGCCTCTTTTGATTTATCAATTTTATATTTCTTTTCTTCAGACATTTTATTTTTCCTTTGATCCATAAAATTTTCAAGATTTGAACATTTTTTCTTGCAATCTTCAAAAAAAGCATTTGCCTCTGTTTCAGAAAATCGAGTGAATACAATATCAGAACCTGGGCAACTTGGATTAATATGCTTCCCTAATGTAGTTACTCCTACAATATTAAAATCTAATACTTCATGTTCATCTTCTTCTGAAGTATGAACATTCATTTCTACACTCACATTTCTTAAATTATCAGATTCAAACATAGCACAATAATTTTTAGCATATACTTTACTAATAATTACATCAACATAAGATTTTAAATATCCATCTTCATCATAAACAAAATCTACTTCTTGATCTCTTGGAACCATACCAACTATATATTCTTGTTCTGTATGAGTGCCGGCATCTACAACTCCTGTCATATCTGCTACAATCCATTTACCAAGAACACTTGGTGCTGATTCCTTTAATACTGTCTCACTAATATTTAATTGGTGAGAATTAGGACGTGTTGAAAGAAAACCCATTTTCCCTATGGCAAATTCACTGTTTTCATATTCACTCGAATTTATTCTTTTTACTTCGTTAATAGAAAAACGAGCCATTTTCCCCAATTCTTTCTCACTCCCTTCTATCATTTAATTATATATAAAATCGTTAAATTAATAACGATTTTTTATTTTATTCAGAATTTTTTCTAACTTTTTTCCCTTTTTAAAGTACAAATTACCTTCATAATCTTTCCACTCAGGCGGTAATCCTGCTTGATGAATTTTAATAGCTTCTTCCCCATCTGCTACATAATATAATTCATAATTAGAAGGTTCCCCAATACGTATCATTTTATATCCTCTTCAAAAATAATTGATTTTAATTATCTTTACCTAAAATCCAAAATCCATCAATATGTCTGTCAAAACTGGGATTAGTTCCATAAATAGATATTTTATCACTTAATAAAATAGCTTGTTCAACTATTTCATTAAAATCTTCTAACATATCAAGCATATCTACATAAACATGTAAATCATCATTATGTTGTGCTATTTTACAAACACCCATCATAGCAATTTGAAAATCTAACATTCTTTCTTCCATATCTTTAATAATTTCTTCCACCGAAGAATAATCTTGTCCAGCCGATGGAGTGGCAGGATAATAAACTGGAATATTATATCTTTCTAAGGTCTTTTCTCCAATTTCATCTGCCAATAATGGAAAATAATGCGCTATACCTTTATGAATTAAATTGGATGTATTATTATATGCAAATTTTGTTCCCAAAATAGACACTAAACGATCTAAATATCTATTTTCAACAAAACATTTGCCAATTAATTCAATTAAAGAGTTTTGAGTCTCTTGAGTTACAATCATTTTCATCTCTACCTTATCAAATATTACTTTCTACATCTCTATTCATTTGACCAGATTCAGATAAATCTATGTCATCTTTTTTAGGACGCCCTGGACTATTCTGCCCCGTAGTATTAGAATTCAACATTAATGTACTAAATTTATTTATCCAATCGCTATATTTAGACTCTTCTAAACTTCTCTCAAAAATTTGAGGTTCTATTCCCATTGCAGAAGCCCACATACTTTGATTCAGAACTAATCCTTTATCAGCCAATTTACAAATTCTGTCAAACCGTTTTTCTCTGTCAAAAGAATAAGAGCATCCAGAAAAATGAAACTTAAACTTATATTTTTTAGTTAATTGATTAACATAATAATCTAAAAAGTTCTCAAACTGATAATACATAGAACTCATAGTATTATATTGATCTGTAATTCCAGCTTCAATTTCTGCATTACTCATTCTATCAGATGAATAAATAATTCTACTAACACCAGAACCGACCCCAGCAGAAGTTGATAATTGATCTTGATACATGGAACTATTATTATCATTAAATTGATAATATTTTGTATTTTCAGTAGGAAGAGCTCCCAATTTAATTTGTCGTCCCAATCCTTCTTTGGCTTTTCCCATAAAACTGCCTAATGTTACAGGATCAATAGCAAATTGATTAGCCTTTGTTCCTGATTTAGCATTATCAAATAATCTTATTTCACCAGCTAAAATAGCAGAAGCAGCAATGATATCTTTATCATATTGCAATTTTTCTATTTCATCATTTCTAATAGCATTCTTTAGAAAAGGTGCCAAAAACGGAACTTGAGCAAAATTATTAGGATTCCATTTAAAAGCCCATGCCCCATTTTCAGGAGAAGTCTGTGCCCAATATGCAAATTGTCCAGTTCTATTATTTAAAGGATTTGTCGGCCTATAATTAATAGGATTTTTTATATCTTCAAATACTCTTTTATAAGTTTTAGCTAAAGAAGGATCATATCCATCAAGATCAGTTCCCGGTTGTAAAAAGTAATTAAAATCAAAATCCCAAAGCAATCCTTTTTCCCATTTTCCAGTTAATAAACAGTAATCTTGAGGCATGGTTTGTAAAGCAAATTTCATGCCTTTATTGCCCCATTTGGTTTTTCTATACCATACAAAATCTGTCTCGTGGGCAAGAACCTCAACTAATACTTCTTTAAATTCTTTTTTATATTTAAAATTATCAAGGAAATTATATACTCTTTTTTTATCTTCTTTATATAAATCCGATTGATAATCTTCTTCTGTAAAAGCATTAACACAAGTTAAATCTAAATCAAAAGCCAAAACGTTTACATAGCTATACAAAGTTCTTTTAAATATCATATCAAATTGAGTCATAAACTCTGTATATCCTTGCAAATTTTTCTCGTTTTGTTTATATTCAGACAATGCTTCACAAATTTTATTAAATGTAGGGATTCGTGGATTATTATTCAAATTTTGTAATAATTGATTACTTAACCAAGGAGTAAACAGTCCATAATTCTCAGAATAATATAGACCCTGAGCAAAATCAATTACATCTTTTACTCTTTCTTTACTAATATAATCAGACATTTTTCCTCCTTTCTCACCAAATTAATTGAATTGAATTTAAATCTATTTCTTCTTGTTGCTGATTTTTTGCATATCTATTGTCAAACCGTTCAGCAATATAATTGGCATAAGCAAGCACGATTGCCCTATCCTTAAATCCTGAACGAGGTTCTTTTAATCTTACTAAACCATTTCTATATTCAGCAGATAAATTTACACATTCATGTATTAATTCATCTGTTTGTCCATAAGGAGCTATTGAATAAGCATATTGATCTGGAGTTAATTTATAAAATTCTCCATTATCCTCTAAATTGTTTTGAGCTTCCTCAGCATTAATTAAAAATTTAATATTATTAATTTCAAGCTGCTTTTTTAAACTTTGCCAAACCAAACTATTTAATTCCAAAGTACCAATAAAAGGAATTAAACAAGGAATTGCATTTTTATCAACTGTTCTATTAGATAACTCTTCCATTTTCCCAGAAGTTATTATTTGAATATCTTTGTCTAAACATAAAGTAAAACCACTATTATTCCAATAAGAACCTCTTTCAGGATGTTCTGTTTTATTAGAGAGAAAATCATATATTGTTTCACCACCAGACCTGTTATCATATATTAAATAATCAGCCTGATAATCATAATATAATTCTTTCATTCTTAAAACAATTTGATCGGCTCGACCCCCTGGACGTGTCTCTATATAGTCTATATGTCTTTCAAAAGAAAACTTTTTCCAATGTAAAGACATGCACATAAAAACTGTATGGTCATTATTTTGTCTTGAACTATTTCCACTAAAAGCCAGGTCTGCTATAACAAATCTAATTTCATTCAATTTTTTATCTTGCATAGACAAAGGCGCTTCATCAATAATATCTTTGATTTTAGGAGGATAAAAACATTGACTTAATACTTGATTATTTCTAAATGATTCAATATTAAAATAACCATTTTCATTTATACGGAACATTTCATTTAAAATTTCCATACGAAAATCTGTTGTTGTCATAGATTTTTTATTTTTCCTATAATCTGCCCAAGTTCTTGACCCATCTTCAATAGCTGTGAAAATATCCTGCGCAAAAGGAATAAATCTTTCATGTTTAGAAGTATAATAATGCTTTGTAGTATCTATAAATTTTTTAAAAAACCACTCATAACTATATCTGGCAGAAGTTATATACATTGACTTAGCTTCTTCTTGCCATCTTTTTGTATTGTATTTTGGATTCGACAAATATTTAGCTTGACGAACATGCCCCATAGGTTCAAATACAGAAGAAATAATACTTGGTTTTAATAATCTCGTCTCTTCATATATATTATAGGTTGAACGCGATCCTCTACTTGATTCGAGGCAAGGTAAAACCGTTATAGTTGAACCATTTAGTTTATTTTCTACTGTATAAGCGCCCTCAGCAGTATTTGATTTAGTAATTACTATATACTCATTTTCATACATATATAATAAATAAGGAGATAATTTTTTTATAATTTCATCTCTTATTTTCTTTTCAACTAATTTTGCTGCTTGAGGTATAGTAGAAGAAGTTATAACAATTTCTGAATAAGGATATAAAGAAAAAGCACATATTGCAGCAATACCAGCACGAAAAGATTTTGCAGCGCCTCTTGTTGCTATTTCAAAATATTCATTAGCAACTCCAGCCATATGTAAAGAAAATTTTTGTAATGGGTATAATTTAATTTGCAAAACTTGTTCACAAAACAAATCCCAATTTCTTCTATAATATGATATCCACTTTTTTACATTAGCTTTTTGTTTTTCTGAAAGCCAAGAATCATAATTTATATTAGTAGTAGATAATTGTTTATTTAGAAACTGACGACGTAAATTTTTCCCATGATTAATAGGTAAA